CAGAGGGTTTGTTCCAACTTTCATATTCAATACAAATATTACCAGTCTTCATCCACATATCCCTTTCAGATTTTACTTCTATCTTTTTATTAGTTAGCATCTCTGCTATTTTTTCTTCTCTTATTGTACCATATTTTAAATCTATGTCAAACTTTTTTCTATCTTTTTTAGTGGGTTTCACTCCAGTTACCTCCGATTTTGTATTCGCCATCTAAAGGACAACGAAGATTAAAATGCTCTCCAGCTTTCTGTATCGCTTCTACTGCCATCATTCCTGCACATTCTGATTGTTTTTCTATAACTTCAATCTGCCATTCATCGTGTATGTTTGCTACAAATTTATAATTAATAGCGTTTAATTTATATTTCATATCTAAATAAGTCAATGCTTTTTTCATTATGATAGCACCGGCTCCCTGTAACAAAGTATTTAAAGCAGCATGATTATTTCTAATATATAATTTTCTTCCGTCTAATCCTTTAAGGAATTTTTTATTAGCTGCTCTTTGTACTCTTGTTGTAAGAGATTTAAATGATGGTTTATTACTAAAGAAATGTTGCCTAGCTCTTCTTCCATCTGCACTATTTCCTCCAACCACTTTGCCAAGTTTTTCATCTCCTGCTCCGTACATGAGGGCATAGATGAAAGTCTTTGCCTGATTTCTAGATTCAAGTCGTGCAAGTTTTTGATTAAAGGTGTGTATGTCTCCGTTAATGATTTCATTTATAAACTCCTCGTCATTCATATAATGTGCCAACATTCTAATTTCTAATCCACTAGCATCGACACCTACTAGCTTATAGCCATCCTCTACTGTCCAACAAGCACGACACTCGCTACCATATTCACTATTAACGCTAGGTACTTGTGCCATATTAGGATTTCTGTGAGTCATACGACCAGTGATTGCACCATTAGGTATGACAAAACCATGTACTCGTTCATCTTCCTCAACTGCTTCAACCCATGATTCAACTTGAGCAATTCTTTTTTGTAGTAAAAGAAACTTAGCAATTAAGTTTGCTTCATGGATGTGAGTTATTTCAGATAATGTTTTTTCATCTACAATAGGTTGTCCAGTTGGAGTAAACCTATCAGGTTTCCAACCAAAGTCCGTAAGATATTCACCAATCTGTTTCCTACTACCAAGATTAAACTCTTGTAAAGTTTTTCTCATAAATGGTTTATAGTCTTTAGTAGTCAAACATCTTTCATATTCATCATCAGTCATTCCTCTTTTAGATAACTCTCCATCTTTTTTAATGTAAGGAGTAACTAATTTATCATCCACCCATTTAGGTTTAAATGTAGTATGAACTTCGTCTTCAATACTTTGTTTCTTTTCTCTCAACTCTGCCAATAATAGTTGTGCAGATTTTATATCAAATTTAAATCCATTTATTTCTTGTTGTTTTACAACATGAGCTACATCATGTTCTAACTGAACTGATTCTTTTGAGAATCCTTTAGCTTCTTTTTTAAGTTGGTAAAAAACTTTAGTATTTAACTGTACATCTCTGACACAGTAGTTCAACATATCTACAGAATAGTTTTCGTATTCTTCAAAGTCAATCTTGTTAAAGCCTAATTTAAATCCCCACTTTTCTAACGAATGTCCGCCTTCACGAGTAGGATTAAGTAATCTTGATAAGACTAATGTATCTAATATTTCTTTACCATCAAATAAATATCACACAATCAGATAGTTGTCCAATACTATTTGAACCTCTTAGATGTGAGAGTGATACTTCAACACCATTCTCATGTCCTTTGTTACCGTCAACTCTTCTCAAGTGTGACACAAGTACTATTCCTGCACCAGTTTCTTCTACTAAACTTCTTAGCTTAGTCATAATAGTATCTATGGCTCGTCTTTCATCACCTTCCGATACAGCACTAACCAACATGTGCAAGTGGTCTACAACTACCCATTTACATTCACAACCAATAATCATATACCTTAACTTAGAAAATATATCGTCTATATCATTAGTTCCAAAATGAGCATGAACCCATACTCTATTTTTATTTTCGCCATCATAAAGTATATCAAAGAATTTATCTAACTCTTCTTTACTAAACTTCTCTCGTTCTTGGTCTATGTAAAGTCTAGCATTAGCTTCAATAGATAAAATACCATCAATCGTTCTTCGCCAATCTTCCTCAAGTGCAATTACTCCTACATTGTCTGTAGTGCTTTTTATAAGATGATGCTCAAGTTCTCTAGTCACTGAAGACTTACCAAGTCCTGTACCACCTGTTAAAGTAACTAACTCGCCTTGTCTTAGTCCGTATAACTTATCATTCAAACCTTCCCAAGGAAAAGGAATACTCTCTTTCTTTTCTCTATTGTGAAATTTATCCCTTTGTTCAGAAACATTTATAACTCCAGACGGAGTATAGACTTTAGATGCCCACCAAGATTCGACAAACTCTTTATGCTTATTATTTCTAAGCATATCGTTAGGGTCTTTCCAACCATTAGGCAGTGTTAGTATCTTAGCTTTACTAGGTTTAAATAGTCTAGCTACTTTCTTTGAAGCTTCCTTACCGGCTTTGTCATTGTCAAATGCAATGATAACATTATCAAAGTCGTCAAAGAAATCTAAATTTTCTTTTACATCTTTAACCGCACCGGCTGCTCCACTTTTAATAGATACTACCGCCCACTTGCTACCGAGTAGCTCATAGGCAGACATGGCATCACATTCACCTTCAGTAATGGTAATGTATTTACCACTCTTAAAAAGTTGTTGACCAAACAATCCGGTATCAGATTTAGTTCCTTGCCAGAAAAATTGTTTCTCTTTAACATTCCTAGTCTTGGTAGCTGAAATCTCATGTCCATTATAAAATGGATACATGTGTTTAATAACATTACCTTGTAAGTCGTGAACAACTTTTACTCCATATTTTTGAGCAGTATCTTTAGTTATTTTTCTATCTGTCAAAGCAGAGAAAGAACCTACCTCAATACTATCCGGTTGTTTAATTGTTTGTGGCTTTGCCTCCATATTTTTTCCCTCACATAATTCGTAGTAGTTGGGCATGAAAGAATCGCAACTAAAACATTTAGCTGAACCATCTTCGTTTACTCCTACCGCATCACTACTGCCACATAACGGGCAGGGTTGATGCACTTTATCCCAAGTAGTTGTCATGTTTGCCCTCACGTATTTGTTATTCTTTACTATCTTCTTCTTCAGCTTCCTCTGGAATTATTTTAGCTTCTTCGGAATCATTTAAAAGTTTTTCTAAGTTTGCTCTGTGGGTAGCGATAGTAAAACTTAAAGCTTCGGTAATCACTTCTAAAGTTCCTACTTTTTGAATGATAACTCTAGCTTCACCTTGTTTGCCTTCATCTTTTATGTTGTTAACATCATAAGATATTTCGCCTTCTTCATTTTTAATTGTGATAATCATATTAAAACTCCTCGTTTTCAGAATCAGCTTCGGCATACTCAACTAACTCATTTACTTTTACTGCAATAAGTTCAGCAAATGTACCATAGTTATTTTGGTATGGTTTAATTTTAACCTTAACTAATGAACCATTACCCACTAAAACATCTAGTGGATTGTTCTCCGAATCAACTAACTTAGGTGCTTCGTTGACACGTGTACCTACTTGTACCTTTCTACTAAATGAAAAAGCAGGTTCATCATATTTAGGTTGTCCAGTTCTATCTCTAACTTGAGATAGTCCTTGTGCTTCTAATTTAGAAGCGGTATCAGCATCAGTCAAAACTGTTATCTGATATTTAGGGTCTCCGAATCTAGTGTTAGGGGTACTAACATTAGCCCACATCGCCTTTCCTTCTATATATTCATACATAATATTTCCTCTCTGTAATGTATTCGTTGTTTAAAACTTGGCATATTATACCACAAGTAAATTTATTTTGCAAGTCTTTTTTCTTTTCGCTTTGCATTATTTTTTTGCCTAGTCATTTCGTTCTCTTCGGCAAACCACTCACTAATTATATATTCTTTTAAATCTTTAATACTCAGATTAGTATTATTCTTAGTTATTTTTATGTCCTTACTTTTAAGTATTATGGTAGCATAGTTATGATACTTCTCATAAGTTAAAGTAAACTGATAGTCCGGAGCATTGTAGTACAGCACTCCATTTATATCTTCAGCATACATACCATGGTTTATTTTTTCTTTTTGTTTTTTCACATTCCCTCTATAAATTTATCGGCTGTGATAGTTAACAGTTCACATTTAAAGCAACCCCGTGAATTAGTCGCTACCGATTATAAATTTTTAATGGCGTTGTTCATATGACATCTCAGCCGATACTATGTATGGACTACTATGTTAAACAGGATTTATACTTTAATAGCTATCCTCTTTTCCGCTAACCATTTTGATAAGTTTTCAGTTGTTTGTTTTATATCGGTATGAACTGTGGTTCTCAAGCCAAAAGACCGATAGCTCGTCAGCTATTGAATGCCTAAAGTAGACACTCAAATTTTGTGGCGAGGACATGGTGCTCAACCGCTTTAGTCCTCATTAAGTCGTTAGAGTAGCTACTTGACCAATACTCCACCACTAAAATTCTGTGAGGTTTTAGTGTACAAGACCTCAAACTTGTTTGATTATTGCAATCAAGTTATACAGTTATGAAGGTTAAAATGAGGGCAACTGTATTACACATAAGACCCATATTATATCATAA